CAATTCCACCATTTGAATTAGCACAACTTTTACTACAATGATACTTGTCTTTTGATGGAAATAATTTTTCTCTTTCCTTTACGGTAATATCAGAGCTACAAGTATTACATTTAACCGTATATTCTTTGAAGATTCCGAATCTACTGTTAGCAATCTTTCGGAAATTCGTAGAATTTTTAGCTACATAGTCTTTATGCTTAGGATTGCTCTTACACCATCTTGAATGATTTGCTTTTTGAGATAGATTGAATGACTCAAATGATTTCTCACAATGCTTACATTTCCAAACACTATAAATAGATTTAGACATGATTTTATCCTTTCCTGATAAAATTGTGTTAGGTATTTGGGAAATGTTGTAGCATTTCCCTTATACCACTATTTATAATATCAAGAACCTCTCCCATCTGAGCTACCACCCCATTAAATCTCATCATCTTCGTGAAACCATTGTGTATCACAAATTTCATCACCAGTTTCTTCTTCATCTTCTACTTCAAAATCTTCTTCTTTTTCTTCAAGTAAATCAATTACCTCTGAATCTTCATTTTGAAGTTTTGAACGAATAATTGGCCCTGGCCCAACTTGTATTAAATCTATTTCATCAACTTCATAAACAGTTCGTCTTTGTTTTGTTATCGTTTCAATTTTAACTAATTTAATTTTCATTCTTATTCCTATGTATTATCAATCTGTGCTTTTTGCACTTTACCAGAGTAATCAATCATACAAGATTTATTCTCTGTACAATTATCAATCATAGAGCTACCAGCATCTCTATGTCCGTTACCAGTTCCTTTGATACCACCGAAAGGTAATTGGATTTCAGCACCGATAGTTGATGCATTAACATAACACATCCCCGTTTCTGCCTCATTGAAAAACTCAAATGCAAGGTTGACATCACTTGTATACATTGCACTTGATAAACCATAACAAGTATTATTGACCATCCAGATTGCTTCTTTATGATTTGTAAATGTAGTTACCGCAACAACTGGCCCAAAGATTTCCTCTTGCATCAATGGGTCATTAATATCAACATTGTCAAAAATAGTGGGTTCATAAAACCAACCATCACAATCTTCATTAGGACTATGGTTTTCATACCCACCAACAACAGGCATCAATCCTCTATGTTTTGCATCTTCTACATAACTACTAACCTTACTCAATGCCTTTTGATTAATCAATGGGCCTACATCTGTTTTATCTTTAAGTCCATCACCAAGACTTAGAGTTTTAGTTTTTGCAACTAACTTCTCCATAAATTCATCATGGATATTTTCATGTACTATAACTCTACTTGTAGCAGTACATCGTTGACCAGTAGTACCAAACGCACCCCATACTACACCCTCAACAGCAAGGTCAAGGTCTGCATCATCCATAACAACAATACCATTCTTACCACCCATTTCTAATGAAAATGGTTTCATATGAGATGCACAAGTTGTAGATACAATCCTACCTGTAGCAGTTGATCCTGTAAACGAAATCATTTTTACTTTTGGATTAGTAAGTAATGGAAATCCAGCAGTTGTACCATAACCAGTTACAACATTGAAAACACCAGCTGGTAATCCTGCTTCATGGAATACCTCTGCAAGTTTACAAACACTCCAAGGCGTATCTTCAGCAGGTTTAATAACCATTGTGTTTCCTGCGACTAATGCTGGAAATGCTTTCCAAGATGGAATTGCAATCGGGAAGTTCCATGGCGTGATTGCACCGATAACCCCAATCGGTTCTTTTCGGGACATACACCATTTATTATTGAGTTCGGAAGGAACAACTTCACCTGCCATACGTCTACCCTCACCGGCTGCATAATAAGCCATGTCGATCGCTTCTTGAACATCACCTCTAGTTTCAGATAATGGTTTACCCATTTCCTGAGTCATACCTTTTGCAATACACTCTTTATCTCTTACAAGAATCTCAGCAGCTTTATAAAGAATTTCTCCCCTATGAGGTGCAGGCACTCTTTTCCAAGATTGAAATGCTTGATGTGCAACTTCTACTGCTCTATCAATATCTACTTGTGAAGAGTCTTGAAACTCTGAAATAACTTTACCTGTATGAGCTGGGTCAATGTTCTTAAAAGTCTTACTAGTAGAACAATTCATCCATACACCACCAACAAAATTCTTATATATCATTATGACGCCTCCTCTTACCAATCTTCAAACAACCTCTACAGGTTACATCTTTCCATAATCCAGAAGTTTTACTTTCACGCATATAAGCACCATTACCACATTTAACATGATAACCAGAACCATAAAGTTCTTTACCATCACTTTTATGTATTTTATTCTTATTCATATCATTCACTCCTGTATATAACAACCAGCCCAATAATCACATTCAACAAAGTTTAACTCTGATGAAGTTGAAGGGACTTTTTTCTCACTCAAAACATAACGGTCTGACGGTTGCTCACCAACACAAATGTCATCTGTACCTGACTTTGCGATTTGACACTCTGCGAGTGTTTCATATTTTGATTCAAACTCATACGGGCCGTTGTCATACCATTGTGGTTGAAAAGAATAACTACCCCATACTAATGCTATTACTCCATAAATTACTGACATAACAAAATCTCCTTAATTAATTATATAACATATTATAACAAACTTTTCACCTCAACACAAGGAAAAAGTTAGCTCATAGAAAAGCTCTCTCCACAGCCACAAGTAGACGTAGCATTAGGATTTATAAACTGAAAGCCTTTTCCCTGTAAGCCATCTTGAAAATCTAAAGCCATACCTTTCAAGTATATCATACTCTTTGCATCCATAAAAACTTTATATCCATCATAATCAAAAATAGTGTCATTCTCTTCCCCTGATGTAAAATCTAGATCATAAGAAAGACCAGAACATCCACCACCTTTTACTGCTAATCTTAAACCAATATCACTAGGCAATTCACTAATTAAATACTTCACTTGTTTACTTGCTTTTGGTGTAATGGTTATAAAATCCATCTTAGCTCCTTGTAATGGCAACAATCTTTTTAATTTGTTTCTCTATTACTTCTTTCCTATTAGGCCATTTGATATAAACGTCATCTGGATTCTTTTGTAGATTTCGTAGCAATGGCATAATAATCTTTTCTAGCTTTAATAGCTCGTCTTTTCTCTTTTTCTCTAGCTCTTCTACTCTACCCGTATCACCTTCACGAGCCTTAAGCAATTCATTAATCTTATCTTCAAGACCAGAGGAAATGTTGGTTGTTTCTTCAGCTACCCTTGACTTGACTTGAGTTTCAAACTCTTTAACTTCGTCCTCATCAACTGTACTGAATCCAAAATCAAATTCATCGTAGTCTTCAATATTTAACTCATCTTCCATAATATGCTCCTAGAATTGTTGACAAACATTTGGATATCTTTTCATAATCTTTAACAACTTATCAATATATACATCTAATTCTGAAATAGGTTTCTTAAAAACTTGAATATCAAAGTTATCTCTTACTGCTACAAGAATCACAATCTGTTCTGGTATTACACCTGACATTTCATAAAATGCAGCTGCATAAAAGAATGCTTGAATAAAGTAATCTTCAATCCAATCCTCTCTCTTTGCTTTTCTTGATGTCTTGAAATCTATAACAGATAATACACCGTTATACTCTGCAACACAATCAGCAGTTCCAGCTACCTTTAATATATCACTATGTAATGGAATTTCCAGACCATATATATTATTGACATTTCCTAGAATGAATCGGAGTCTATTGAATATACTGATTGCTTCATCGGGGTAATCACACTTCAAGGGATAATTATAAAGATATTGTTCACAAAGATTATGCACCATAGTCCCAAGTTCTGCTGATTCCTTCATAATCTTATTTGCTTCTTGATGACCTATCTTTTCTTTCCATTCCTCAATTCCTGGCTTTGGTTGTTTACCAAGAATAGAGGTGATGGAAGGGTATGCATTACCATGTGGAGTAATGTATACTCTACTTCCATCAACCTCTGATCTTTCTGCATATTCTTCAACTTCATTGTAAAAGTCATCATTGTGTGTAAACTTTTTCTTCATAATATCCTCTCATGTATTATTCTTTCATAGCACTCATAGTGAATGTTAACGGAACTATCATTCCATTACGAATTACTATAAAATATATTTTTTCACCTATCTTTTTTGATTTTACTTTTGTAGCTAAAAGTTTCCATTTTATAGGTTTAGAATCTACCCTACTGATGATATCCCCAACTTTCAGAATACCCTCAGCTGGACTGCCTGGCACTATCTCACGAATATAAGCACCATAGCCAAATTCATATAGATTATCTAATTTACCATAATCTTCTTTTGTTACTGGACGAAAAACAATACCCATGTAAGGTCTTTGTATTCTCTGACCTGTTGGAAGTGCTTTGAGTTGTTCAACTGTTTTCTGAACATAATCACCATCAATAGCAAATCCAAGTCCAACACTGCCTGGCGCTGAACTTCCCGAACCTGTAATTATCATAGTATTTATACCAACTACATCACCATGAGAATCTAATAGTGGGCCACCAGAGTTGCCAGGGTTTATACTAGCATCCGTTTGAATGTAAGGTACAAACGGTGCAGACTTTGGTATAAACCTATTTAGTGATGATACATTTCCGAATGTAACTGTAAATGATTGTCCCATTGGAGAACCAATAGCAATAACTTCTTGGCCCAACTCAGGAGTTTCACCCCATTCTAAGTATTCAAATACTTTACCATGTTCAGCATTATTGATTTTCAATAAAGCTATATCTGACTCTTCATCGTAATTTATTAAATCAGCTTCGTATGACTTGTCACTTTGAAAGATAACAATAACCTTTCCACCATCGAAAATATTATTAATAACGTGTGCATTAGTTAATACATAACCATCTGAACTAATAACAAAACCAGAACCAACGTGCTGTGGGTCTTGTTTAGGATTCATTCTACCTTGAGGCTGTTGACCTTGAGGTTGTCTAAACTTAAATCCACCACGTTTTTGTGGTTGCATGCCGGCACTCATCTTACCCTTTTCTGCGTGTATCTCTACCACGGCTGGAAGTACTTTCTTTACAATACTTGTCTTGTAAGTGTGGTCAGCATTGACAACAGTACTTATTCCTAATAACAGAAATGATATAAAAAAACATAATATATTTTTTTTATAGTGCAACATTTTGTGCTCCTCTTGCTTTTGTTAAATTTAGTTTTTTGGTTTATATAGTTTTATACGATTGCCTCCCACAATACATGAAAGGTTTCCCTTTGCATAATTAAAAATAATAGCCCATTGTCTATTTCTCGGATTCATCAGTAATTCCATAGAAAGTAACATTCTATGTTTGTCATCATTGACAACACCACTTGCAGCTAGACCCAACATATAATCGTTTTCCGCCATGTTTCTGATAAACTCTGGTGTATTACAATACAAAAGAATATCAGCTAATGGAACTGTTTTCTCTACATCTTGTGAAGCTGTAGTTGGTTTATTACCTAGAATAAATAATAAACACAAGCCGATTAATAATAATTTCTTCATCTACCTTACCTCAAAATTTGATGCTGGATGATTTTTCTTTATCCGCGTCATTACTTCCGTAAATTCCATAGTTGGTCTTAATCTACCTTTAGTAGATTCTAACCTAGCAGAGTCTCCTATTCCTGCGGAGCCAACAATACGGATGACGTTACCCGTTTCTTTACAGAACGGACAAGGCTTTGATAAAGGGATATCCATATCAGCAATTGTATGGAATTCTTCATAAAAGTGATTACACTTTTCACACTCAAAATCGTATAATGGCATTAGATACTTACTCCCAAAGGTATTTCAAATTTGTTTAATTTTGTTTTCCACTTCATAAATGACCTACCATGATCTGTTTTATTCAAATGCATCCATTGCCATTGGTGTATCATCTCATGGGCTAACGTGTATATAAAATATGATTTGTTTATGAAACGGCTATCCATTGATAACTCACCGAATACATATTCCCCATGTGTCCATCCAATATGTTCAGCATGACAGTCATGCTTTCGCTTAATAGATATATCATAAAAAGGATGTATAATATTATTAAAAATTTCTTCATTTAGAATATTTGTCCATCTTGTAATTAAGTATTTAGACGGTACAAATACGTCATATTTCTTTTTGTTTTCTCTAACAGTTCTAATAACAATATTATCTTTTTTGATATACATTGCTTACCTCAAGCTTTCTGGTCTACCACTCTTCTTCCTATTTACCTTGATGGGTGGCAAATCTAAACCTTGTTTTTTAATAACTGCTGTGAAGTCTTTCTCTACTGCATACTCACATGATAAAATAATATCCAAAAACTTATGGGTATACTTTGAGTCATCCGAGTTCCATAGCAAATGAAAAATATGTTCATCAAGTTCAACATTTACATATTTATTTTTAAATGCTTCAACAACTTTAGCATTCTTTTGTAACTTCTTCCGTTTGTTCACTTGAACGTCAACAACGGTATCTAAGTTTACCATGTGCTACACCTTTCTATAGAGATTAGGGAAAACTTCTAGAACCAACTTTTCAGTCAATCCCTTTACCTTGAGCTTCTTTTTTAACATTTGTTCAAAGATAAGAGCTTCGTCTTTACACATTGACTCTAATATTTGAACCAGTAATTCTTTAATTCTTTTTTCTTTTAATCCATTTGCCTTTGCATGACCATTAACAAAGATAGAACACTTTGGCATGACTGTAAATAATGAAGTTTCATTCATACCAATAGGTGCTACATCTGGTGTATACTTTGGTAACTTTTTCGGCGTGTTCCATATTATGTTAGGGTCAAAAGTTCCTTGTAATACAAAACGAAAAACATTATTAGTTTTATATTCTTCAAGAATAGCTTTCTTTTCTTTTCGACTTTTAGCTTTTGCAATCTTTTTCAAAATTTCAGAAATGTATAGTGTCATCTTATAAAATCCTCTATGTTCTCCATTAAATACTTCAAACGGTTTGTAATAAAATAGTTCAATAACTGTCCCTGCTTATTGTCATCTTTTTTCTTTGCATAATTCTCCATAATACCCTTAGAGATATCTTCTGGAATATATTCAAAATCAATCAATCGTTGATTTCGTTTCCAATTAACAGATAACCCATTAGCCATATCTGATTGTTCCATCCAGACTGCTAACTTCTTTTTCGTTATAGGTTTCTGTCTTTCTCCCTTAACTATGCAATCGTCAGCTGACAAAATATTCGGAACACCGTCACCTTTATCACCACGGATAATGTGTTCTTGTAGGTATTTATAAGGGTTAGAAGTAGTCAACATTTTTTTCTGAATAGGTGAGTACTGTTTTATATGCTTATATTTGTGTAATTGGGAGAAATCCTTGTCACTAGAGATAATAATACTCTTTTCTTGGAAATTCTTAGCCAATACAGCAATAACATCGTCACCTTCAGCATGAGGTACAGAAATCACTTTATATGGAAAATGGGTATCTATTTCAATGATAATATCATTAATGGTCTTAAATAGTGCTGACCAATCCATACCATCTTCGGTTTTCTGTTTCTCCCTCTTGATCTTTCGGTGAGCTTTATATTGAGGAAATACCTGTTTTCTCCAACTACCATGACAATCAGTACAGATTACAATTTCACCATACTTGTCTTTATGTTTTATCCGATAATTCCTGATGCTGTTAAGTACCAGATGGCGGATAAAATCATCTGTTATTTTTTCTTCATGGGAAGTTTTATGAGCTATCATAATACTACCCACTATAATATTTGAGAAATCTAATAAAATCATATCACACCTTCAACAATCTTTAAGTGATTTACAGAGTCAACCCGAAAGCTTCTCCATGCATCCTTATCTATATCCCATACAGCAATCACATCAGGATTTTCTTTTTTCTCTGATGAACCTTCTTTCACTTCTGGTAACATAGATTCATGTAATGTACAATTCATAGTTCGTTCTTCACCATTTACTTTGGTGAAATTAACCGTCAATACATTTCGTTTTAAACCTTCAACCAACGTGGCCCGCTTCGTCATAATATTCTCCTTCAATGTTAGTTACATAATCAGTATATTTTACTACTTTAATATCAGAGTACTTCTCAATCAAATCCAATCCAGCATTACTTTTGTATCGGTGTTCAAAATGAAATTCTTTAATACCAGACTGTATAATCAACTTAGCACAATCAACACATGGAGCAAACGTACAAAACATATATGCATCCTGTCCTGACTCCGTTGACTTAGCTAACTTAGTTATTGCATTGGCTTCCGCATGAAGTACTTCTGGTTTTGTATGACCATCTTCTTCACACACGTTAGAACCACCTGATGGCATACCATTGTAACCGATAGAAATAATCCTATCATCCTTTACAATGATACACCCGACTTTTAATCTTTCGGCAGTAGAAAGTTCACCATATATTCGTGCAACTTCCAAATGAGCTCTGATATACTTAGCCTTCATTGAACCATGTATCCTCGACTATAGTTTGTTCTTTAATCCAAACATTACTTTCTGCTGCTTTATTTTGTTCAAAAGGATTAAATGAAGTTTTTTCCTCAACAACAGTAAACTCTTTTTCAAAAGTTTTCTTAACATACTCTGCACCATCAACAACCATCTCTTTTGATGTAGCTAAATCTTTAATCAAAAGTTTAGCATTATCTGGTTTCTGAATCAACAGAGAACATAACAAGAAAAATAGAAATATAATAATAAAATTCTTAAACATTAGAAAGCTCCTAGTAAAATAGTTTGAGCATTAATCCGACCAGTAACATCCTTTTCCTTAGTCTTCATTTGCTTTATATGTTTATTCAAAGTCCTCTTTGTCAATTTATTCAATACATCTTCAGGCTTCCTTGCCGTCTTTTGTAATGATGAACTACTATCATAATCTTGAATAGTAGAACCCTTGACACTAAGACCCCTAACACTATTCTCAGCATAATAGACACCCAACCTGTTATACTTAGTATTGTAAACCCATAACTCGGAACAACCGACAATCTTTTCTGGATTTACACTTACCAATCTAAGGTCTGGATATTCTACCTGATATTTTAACTTAGAAACAAGTCGTGTTGCAGATAGAGTTTTCTTCTTTCTAGGTTTTCGTTGAGCTGTTGAATTTTTAATAAGACGGTCAATATCGTCTACA